CTAACTGAGTGTTGTATCTAATCGTGGGGGCAGGTCATGGATATCATTGCCATGCAGAAAAATTCTTGTTTTATTTCTTACCGGAACTGTAACATCATCAACAACAAAATCACTGTTAACATACAGGTTTTTAATACCATTACTAATACAGCTATCAATAGCGGAATTAAGGCAGTTAGCATTTTCCTGCGGTGTTTTTGATGGTGAGCAACCAAAATCTTCTACATTTACACGCATATCGTCTCCCGGTGTAAAAGGCTTACTCGTGCTCTCTTTGTCTGTGCTTGCTAAAGCTGTGGCGACCGGTGCCATCGCCACACCACATAAAAACTTCCTGCGATTAATGAACATACAAACGTCTCCTAACATCCATGATGAAGACTTTATCACATGGGGTTACTCAGGAATAGGAGGCCATACCATCGACTCAGTGACGTCAAGAGACTGAACTTTATCAATATAATCAATCCACTTGTTCAGATAATCCTTTTCAGCATCTGAGACATCCCTCCCAAGCAGAAGTTTTGTCTGTGGCACCATGATTTTCGCTTTCGCCTGCTCGATTCTAAATTCCTTCTCTGCGGAATTAAGTGAAATCATTTCTTCAGATGAAATTTTTACTGATGGAGGGCTTGAGAAAACACCGTCCTTGTAAAAATAACCAATCAGAACTGACTCATCGCATGGCTCAAGAGTTGCGTCGTCATCAACTGCATAATCACTTACGCCATCATATTTAATTCTGTTTACCACCACACCATCACGTATGATCGCATATTCATCTGACATTATGCATACTCCCAAATGATACAAAGCCCATTACCACCACTACCCCCTGCAAATGTGGCTCCAGCAGAGTTTGCATTGCATGCCCCGCCACCTCCAGCACCATAGTTAACTGATGAAGTGCCTGTCGTCGCCGGACCTGATGGCTGAGCACCGCAACCAAACCATCCGCGACCACCTCTTCCGCCAAGCGGGTTTGTGAGACTATTTGCTACACCACCCCAACCACCTTCACCGCGCTCAATTACTGTGGCTCCAGTTGGAGCCAGCGCAGGAGAAAGCCCTCCCGCTGCCGAACTTGGTGCCCCGGCTGTGCCAACCGTTCCGCCATTGCCGCCAGGGCATGACAGAAGCGCACCGAATGATGAGGTTCCACCATTACCACCTGTTGCACCAGTGACGCCAACACCGCCAGTTCCAACGGTCACGGATACGCCGGAGAAACCTGAAGAAAATACAGCTGCACCATAGCTGCCAGCTGTACCGCCTGTTCCTGTACTTACCTGAGATGAGTTGGTAACAACCGCACCGCCTCCTGCACCACCGGCCCCAATAAGCTCAACATAAACAAACTTTGTACCTGTTGACGGTGTATAAGTGCCAGAAGATGTGAAAATCTGAGGTGCGCCAAGCAGGCGTCCAGATATTCCAAGAATATTTGTATCCTGTGTAATGTTCGTGCCATCGCCAATGACATATGCTGTCAGTCCTGCCGGAACAGCAATCCCAGTTCCAGAGGTAGTCTTGATCGTAACGCTGAATGCTCCGGTGCAGTTATTTACGACCGTCCATTTCTTACGCCAGGCTGGAACAATAAGGTTGATGTTGGCAGTCAGCGTGCCTGAAAGAATAATGCGCTCGCGCGATGCTTCCAGGGTCGTCAATGTGATATTGGTGTTTGTCAGGCCTGACTTGGTAGTGAAACCATTGCTGTCCAGGGGAATCCAGCCAGTAAGAGGAGTAGCAGTCGCCACTTCTGGGTTATTTGTATTCCCGTCCGTAGTGTTGATCCACGTGCCATCACCGGTAGAGTTCTGAACAGTTGCGCCGATTGGATACCCGCTAATCCCGGTCGAGAAGGTGCTGTCAAACTGATATCCGGCACCTGCCTGATTCCAGCGGGCGTTGAGAGCCAGTTCATACAGGATCTGGTTAAAGTCCTCTCCCTTCGGAGGGAGGCCGCCAGCGGATTTCAGAATCATTGTGATCGGCGGGAATCCGCTATCGTATGATGCCTGGTTATTACCTGCTGGGGTGGTATCAAGAATAGCTTCGCGAGGACCGTTAACGCCGAACGGCACTGATTTTTTCGATGGTGCGTCAGATCGATTCATGTTTAATCTCTGTAAAATGTTCCGTCATTAAACGGGTAAGCGTCAGTAGCGAAACCGAAATACGGGGGCACTACCTGTCTGATATTCAGTTGAACACCGCTCGGTACTGGCACGACGTCGTAGTTTGTGAGGATTGATTCTTCAAACGGCGCTAAGGAAAATTCAAAAGTTATCCCGATGGTCATATCACGATAATTTGTGCAATAAGCCCTTCCCCTTCCGGCAAAAAGCATCGAAAGGAATTTGTTGATTTCCGGGATTGTTGCAATGCTGATGTTTGAAAATGCCTTGCAGAGAATCAGGGTTCGATACGCATCGTCTGCCAGCCTGACTGAAGTTGTTTCCTGTACTCCCGCGTAAAATGGTGAGTCATTAAAGGGTAAGGGATAGTCAGATGCGCCATTGTCTGCCTCGGAGAAACCGAATGAGTCGCTGTCGATTGGCGCGGTTATATACCTGCCTATACCTACAATCTTTCCCCATATATCAAGTCCAAAGGTTTCATTTGTGGTCAAGTCCCACACCTTTGTTATGAATTCGTCGGTAAAGTCATCCAGGCTGATTGCCTGATTGAATGTGTCGATTATGGAGAGGAGTTTGGTAACCTCAGGAGCAAAAGCAATCGCAAGGTCTTGTCTCAGGCGGTCAAACTCAGAATCGAGTTGACCAAGCGTTGCCACTAAAGCCTCCTGCTCCTTCATTCGCCACTACAACTGATTGAACAAAGCATGATGCGTTGTTTGCTACTGTTGGTGCGGCTGAGGTGTCGTGAACCACATAACCGTAGCGGTTATGGCTGGCGCTACGAGTGCTTTAACGTAGACAGGAGTTCCACTGGAAGCGACATAAACGCTTCGTGCATCAGAAAGCGAATTAAGAGGCAATCCGATAAGAGAGTTTGAAGGTGCTGATGTTGACTGGCAGATTTGCGCTACTGCCGGAGAGCTAGCCCCAAATACTCCAATCGTCGCCGTTGCTGTTCCGTCATAAACCTGAACCCAACCACCAACAGCAACTGGTACGTTTAGTAATTGCATGTTTCACCTTAAGGGTTAGGAAACATCTGTTCAGCGACAAGGAGAATCGCTGTGGCGGTGAATGTCGCACCGTTCGACACGATTGTGATGTCACTACCGTTAGTTGCCAGATTGCCGTCTTTATCAACGCTGAAGAATGTCGGAAATGACAATGCATCCACCGTTACCTGAGCGTCACGCGTTTTACTCAGCGTGTTACCGTTCGTCTGTGGGAAGTCGATGGTCATGCTGCGGTTAGTAGAGGATCCGCTCCATGCGCCAATAACGTTTACCTTAAACGTACAGGTGGCATTCACGTTGTAAACGTTGAACTTGTTTGTTGTCGTGTTGAAGAATGGCGAAAGGTTGCCTGTATGCGAGAGAGCTTTAATCAGGTTAATCAGATTGGTCGGTGTTGTTGGAATTACCAGGCTGAGCCCTGAAAAGTAGCATTCTGATTTCTGCCTTGTTGATGATGCAGGACCTGGTATGCCTTGCGGTCCCGGCACACTACCAAACGGATAAAGCGACATACTCTCTCCTTAGCGCAACGGTTTCTCTGCTTCTCAGTAGTGATTGGTTACTTACGGCTTACCCGTCAGCAAGATTTTGACCACCGCCTTATTGGGGTTGAGCAATCTGTCCTTGTCGGGAGGATTCTATTTCACGAATAGCTTCTAACTGTCCGTTGCAGTTCTCAATCGAAAGCAGTAGCGCAACGTTGAGCTGCACGCTGTCTCCGAAGGTCATTTGTTCTGGAACTTCAGGCACCACGCAATCAATCAGTAGATTTGCGGGTATCGGCGGATTTTTTACCTTTATGGCCTCGCGCACTATCTGCTGCCTTGCGCACCCCGATAACAGCATTAGCAGGGATATACTCAACAGCACATGCATTGCCTTTGAGCGCATCCTTCACCTCTTCTTGCAGTTTCTGGGCTTTCATTTCAGCTGCAGCACGTCGACGCGCTTCAGTTGCCACAATCTTGTTCATTACGCCGATCTGTTCTACGAGACCATCAATCGAGTTAGCCAGCCCTTCGTTCTTCTGTCCGATATCTTTAATCTGCTCGGACAGTCGCCCGTTATCTTCACTGAGCTTTTTGTTATCTGAGGCAAGGCGAAGCGTCAGAAGAATGACGATGACTATCGCTGCTATGGTGATGATCTCGCCTATAGGCCACTTCTTAAGCATTCTTCTGGCTCCATGTGCAAACCTGGTATTCAACATCGCGGCGATTAATCAAGCCTTTCCACTTCTGACCTCCGGCAAACACCCAGCGCTTCAGCTCATCACAAGCGCCAGAGTAGTCTTTGGCGTTGAGCTTTTTCATGAGCGTTGAGTTAATGGCGGCGCTTGCTCCTACGTTATAGGCAAAGGAGTAAATGGCGGCGCGTTGTGTTTCAGTGGTTGGAACTTTGATGGCCGGGTCTACTTGTCTTGCTATGCGAGTCAGATCGCTCTTCGTAAGCGCATCGCATTCTTTGTCTGTGTATCGCTTGCCGGGGATGATGTCTTTGCCGGTGTGGCCATCACAAACGGTGAGAACGCCAACGACATCTTTGTAGGCGACGTATTCCCTACCCTCAAGACCTCCCTTACCGGAAAGCATTGCGGTGGCAATAGCGATTGCGCCAGCACCAATTGCGCCAGCTATTTTATTTCTGAGCGCACTATCCATCAGAGTTCCTTCGGAGCTTTTTGTCCGAGCTCAGCAATCACTCTGGCAGTGGCGGAGGGATTGTCTGTGTCTGTTTTGTTAAGGATGTCCTGCAGGATCTTCGTTCGCTTCATCTGCTCACGTTTATTGAGCCGGTAGGTAAGCACGCCGAGGGTGATACTGAATGCGACGCCGATAATGAAGCCCCAATCCTGCAAAGACAGGCTGGCGAAGAAAGCTGCAAGACCAGCGCTACCGTAGGAAGCATTGCTGTATCTCTCATCCATCTTCATGTCTCACCCCCAGAGTTCGGGGATCTGTTCAAAATAGGAATTAACGTGGTTGTTGAGTGAACAAATCCAGGATACATTTTGCGGTAACGTGGTTTGTTCGTGACTAAAGGCATGAGCAAATCAGGCAAGAGGCTGTTAGCGCAGTCTCTTGTCACCCATCTTCACGAAGCCCAGCCATAGTGCTGGGTTTTCTTTTTTGCAAAGCGCACCGGCACCGTAGCCACAGCGGATAAGGTGAGGGCATTGTCTGTCTGGTATTTGGTGGGATGCGCTTTCAGAAAGGTCGTGCAATAAAAAAGGCCGCCATATGGCAGCCTTAGTGTAATTTTCATCGTATAGATGATCGATGCAGTGCAATGAATGCCAAACAAATAGCTCTGGATTTATATCGGTCCATCACGCCATAAGTTAAAGCCGACGTAGCCTCCCATAAAGGCTCACTACCGTGCACTTCGACTACTCTGGTAGATATATGGTTTTCTTTCGCCATTTGTTTGATCAAATCGGGATTGTGGCAATAGTCAGGGATTGAATCGATTTCATCCTCTGTATCCCAATGGGCGGTATTTCCACCAAGAAAGGTTAGCTCTAAGCAATTAGGATGAGCTTGTTTTTCCCATCCGTTTTCTACAACCATCACCCAGAAGTTAAGCTCTTCGTCGCTTACTTTTCCTAAGCGCCTTATGTCTCCGCTAAAAAAAGCGTCATAATTCAGCATAACAACCTCGTCTAGTTGCTCGTCAATGTTCGCTATGGCAGGCAGTGACGATACTGCTTTTCGACTGGCCGGTCTAGCCATAGCGTAAACGCAAAAAGCCCCGAGGCTTGAACCTCAGGGCTTGTTTGTTTGGCTGCTCTGTTCGCTTTTGCTCCGAGCATACAGAAAACTTACTACTTTCATTTCCCGAAAGCAAGATATTTACAAAATATTTTTTCTCACGCAGCTATTAATGGAATTTCTTTCTCTATCTCCCGCTTCATTGCGTAGAAAATTTCCGAGTCGAGAACATTCTCGCACCAGATAACTCGCTTCCTGCAATATTGGATATCCATTCCGGTAACCGCATTCATCAGCCTGGCGATATCTTGCGTGCAATTGCGATTGCAATATCGCTTAATAGCTACATCGCGGACGGGGCTTTCACGGTGAAACGTCTTGACCATCAAACGTTCAACGAAAGCAGCATCATCGGATTCTTTGGCGAGAGCGATGATGTTGCTGAACGATGATTGAGGGATGACCAGTTCGCGAGCTTTCTTATAGAGCGCATCTCCACGCAGCCCATCTTCTTCGTACAGGCGCATGACGACAGACTCAATCTGCTTGGCCTTGTCATCGTTCCACTGGCTACGAATCATCAGGCGACCGATAACGTTGATTGCACCACCTGGAGAATCATCACCGGCGTTATCCAGGGAGGAGTTTGTCAGGCTTATTGAGGCGTGTCGTAGCCAGCAAGCAAAAAACATGTGGTCGCTTTCTGTCTATACAGGAATCAGGCCTGGTGAGCTGTGCGCTCTGGGGTGGGAGGATATCGACCTTAAGGCTGGCACGATGATGATAAGGAGGAATCTGGCGCAGGATAAATTTACCGTTCCAAAGACTCAGGCAGGAACGAACAGGGTGATACACCTTATCGAGCCTGCAATAGAAGCGCTGAAAAGCCAGTTGGAAATCACCAGGCTTGGCAAAGAGCACATGATTGATGTTCACCTTCGAGAGTACGGTAAAAAAGAGAAGCACAAATGCACGTTTGTTTTTCTCCCATCCGTAACTTCAAGAACGGGATTATGTGGCGATCACTTCACGGTAGATTCGGTCAGGCAGATCTGGGATACGGCAGTCAAGCGCGCAGGCATTCGTCACAGGAAATCATATCAGTCACGTCACACTTACGCCTGTTGGTCATTGACGGCTGGAGCAAACCCTGCATTCATTGCTTCGCAAATGGGTCACGCCGATGCGCAGATGGTTTTCCAGGTTTACGGAAAATGGATGTCAGAAAATAACGATGCGCAGGTAGCGCTTCTGAACTCAAAATTGAGTGAGTTTGCCCCATCAGTGCCCCACGCAGCTTTAAGAGCCGTGTAA